ATTATAGGCCTGAAAACCCTGTTATTAAGAATTCGACTGATAAGAACCTGAAAAAGTCTTTCGGTCAGAACCAAAACCAATCCAATACCCCTTACTCCCAATTTTACTCTCTCCCCAAGAATGACAAAAAAAAGAAGAATAATAATGGTAAGTATCGCACGGTAATGAAAGAAGTCTCCTCCAACCCTGACTTTGTTGAACCACTCCATGTCATCAAAGAAGAGGTCGTCGACACCGTGGTTAAGCCTATAGCCAAACGCCAATCCGAATTCGAAGTCCTCAGTAACCCCCCTGAGAACGAATCCAGGTACGCTTTCCTTGAAGACTCCATTAATGATGTGTTCCATGATCATAAAAGTGCAATTCTGGCTGAAAACCTTCGTGGCTCCTTCTCACCCATGTCGGCTAGAACCGCGCCTATCAAACAGATTGCCAATGCACCCTTTAATCGTGATTCTCGTATGATGGATAGTTCTATTTTCTATAAACGAACTTATCTTGATTACAACTATTCCAATCGCGATTACAACGGACGAGCTTTCAATGTCCTTCATCAGAATGGTTATATTGTTCCCTCCAACCTTGTTATACAAGACCTTGATCCTAAATTCGGTTTGCAACACACTGAGATTTGCCTTTTCGCTTGCCCTAAGAAAGTTATCCGTCCCTCCTTCACTGTCGTAACCTCCAGCTTCTCTTACAGCTTAGACAAAGATAGTGATCCCGTTGCTCCCCTCAAGCGTATGCGCGCTCGTTGCATCAAGGACATTGATATCATCTCCGGACGTATTAACGGGTTTATCAATGAGATTTCCAAAGCCACCGTAACTCCCGACCTTCATGCAGAGTTCGCAAAGCAAGGCAAGACTGTTGGAAAACGTAACCTCACTGGAAACCTTCACGAGCCTCTCGCCGACTGCCGTAAATACTATGAAGCGATAAACACCCGTCAGGTCCTTGATTCATTCTCTGTTGGTAGCAAGATCATTGAGAAGCAGACACGTCGCATCGTCGATGTAGGTGCCGGCCCTCGCTTAGTTAGCAAAGGTCTGTGTGTTGATGCACTCATGCCCAACATGCAGGAACAAGATCATATCCGTGATACAAACCGTGAAAAACTTGTCCTTAAACTTGAAGCAGAGGCACTGGAACGTCAAGCTAAGTCGAAAGGCGGCCCCTACCATTGTAATAGCAACATCTATACCGAAACTTTCGAGCAGTATATTGAGAAGACCCGCGGCACTGCAGCCCCCCGATTCTTTATTTTCACTGACATGCTCTACTACATCCAACCCAATGAACTTCATGCCCGTTTTTCTTCTGAACCTATTGGGCACATTGGCGCAGGTAGCATGCATGTGTTCTCAAAGAACGGTGGCGACATACGTCTCAACGACAACCGCTATGGAACCGTACAAGTGAATGGTGATACAATCAATATGAATGTCATTGGAAATCCCGTAACCTACGTTCACGCCCATCCTTATGATACTTTATTCCATTATGAAGTCATGTACATCAAAGGCGAGGCTGACTATACTATCGCAATTTACCGCGAAGAGTTTGTCGACTTATGTGCAACACGTTATATCCGTTTCAATATCGCAAAGATTCCCAACCGTGTTGATCTCCCTGATGTCATCCAACCTCTTGTGCGTGATACTGTGAGCGACGAACAAGCTAAAGATATAGCGGACCTTCTTAATGAGAGCAAAGTTTCTAAGGCCAGGACCAATAACAGCTTTCTCAATTCAAAGCGTAAAAAAAAACACGACTCCACTAACAACAGTAACTCTAGTGGTAATGGTAGTTCATCTAACCCCAGCTTCGGCCCAATGGATAGTACGGTAAATATCAATGTGAATGAACCACGTGTGTTAGACGGAAAGACGCTCACCGGACCCGGAGTTAACGTTATTGATGGACCTCAAGATTTCAAGATTGCAATGTGCACCCTCAAAGGTGAAATAGTCGCTAAAGTATTCCAACGGAATGATCAATCTATTTTCACCTGGGCCACCAATGACCGACTTTCTGTTCATGGATATACTTACGACTTCATAATGCCTGAGGCTGTTCTCAATACTCTCCGTGACATAATCATTACCACCAATGACACCCTCACATATAAACACCTCCAGGATGTGTCCACAAAAATGCGCATCAAAATTGGAGGCTACAACTCTGAGGAATATGTTATACCCGTGTTAAACCATATTATTCTCTGTGCTGTTCGTACTAAGCTTCAATTCACTTCGCTCCTGCATAGCAAGGCTGTAAAAGCTTACAATGATATTAACGCTGGCATCTTTAATGATAACCAAAATACTGAACTCTTCGGACTCAAACAGTCATTCTTCGATTTATCCCATACCCTCATAGGAGATAAGTTGACCCCTACTCAACTTCTTACAAAGGGTAAGAAGGTCAGCTAGGGGCCCAGGTCTACTACAAAGCCCACTAAGGATAATGCAATTCTTTATGGGCTTTGTTACCACGCTGATATGTTGGCTGACATTCTACCGCCGACCAGCGTGAGACACAAAGTGTCTAACGAACACTCGTTACGCAATATTTCAAGTATTGAATGTACGTGTAAAGGCTCTTCTCAGCCTGCCGCGTATAGGCTTTACGGTTATAATGTGGATAATGAGGTAGTAGTATGGAATGCATGCGCACGCACAGCACAATGTGCGCTTGCAAGACACTTAATTGCGGTACCTTTACCGCAAGATACTGCGGTGCGAGAATATGAATCTTTTATCCAAAAACATATTCTCCCACCCCTTGGTTCTGTCCTCGATTCCTTCGATTATTCATTCTCCGAGTACTATAATCATCTCACAGCTGCTAAACAAGCTGAGTTAAAGGGTGTCACCCCTGACGGTAACCCTTGTACTAATGAGTTATTCTGTAAACGTGAAGTTCAATTACTTGACAATCCATCCCCTAGCTACTTTGGTGCCGGTTTGCAAAAAAATCGTGCCATTATAGCTCCTAGTCCTTCTGATAAGTTCACACTTGCCCCTCCGATGTGGGCTCTTGAATCTGTCTTTGCCGACTCATTTGAGGGCTATGTTGGAGGTTGCAACTGGAGCGAGTTAGAATTCAAGTTAACCGAAAACTATCGAGATGGCTACCGTTACCTGATGCAGGGAGACGGTAGTGGTTTCGATCGTACTCAATCCCATGAACTCAAGTATCTTGATCGCCAGATCTATTCCTTAATCAAAGACAAGATACATCACGTTGACCCAGACGATTTCTACGCAAAAGCCACCGCACGCTATAGGAAAATAACCGCCACAATCTATGATAGCGGAGTTCCTAAGAAAATTATTGCCGCCACCATTGACGGCACTGTCACTTCTGGCAGCCCTGACACTACCTTGATGAACACCGCACGTATGGCAACATTTTGCCGTTTCATGTTACATCAAGCGAATATCGATGGGCGCGTGTGGGCTAAAGGCGACGATTTCGTCATCTTCCTCAAAAACCGGCATGATCAACAGCCTTTAGAACAAACCTTCCATAAATACTGGTCACCTAAAAACAAGAATCTTAACCAACCTTTTGGTTTAGGTCTTGTACTCAAATTTCTAACTTTTGGTGACTATTCTTCCTTCGATTTCTGTTCCACCCATTTGATTTGCGATTTTGACAATCAGATTTTCAAAATTGTTCGACAATGGGACCGGATAAAGAAACTTGGAGCATTCTCAATTAAGGCGCTCGCATATTCCACTCAAAACAAGAATCAATACGTCTCAGATATCTGTGATGCTATGGAGTCTTGGACTTCCGGAATGCCTTACTACACTGAATACATCAGTGAGCTCCGCACACTTTACGATGGAAAGAAGATACCCCTAGGAAAAGTAGGTAAAGAAAAGATGATTATACCTATGGACGACCACCGCCAAAATCACACTAAGAGTACCCTCGTTCAAACCTCTTATGGCCGTGATTATGACTATGGTCGACAACTCCGTACCTCCGATACCAAGATTTGTGATAAGATAGTACACAACTTTTTCCTTGAAAAATATGGACTTGTGTACAGTGAAAAACC